ATAACGGTGTGGTTAAATATTTAATTGACTATAATGTTAATGGAGGTGGGGAAGAATATACATCAAGGGTTGTTTATGACTTTGATGGCTATTTAGGAAGAGCTCAACAGGTTAAGTTTTTAAAAGACTTAGTGTTGGATTTAGGCTTAAGTACTGGTAGTGATATTGATCGTGAACAATTGCAGATCAAAACAGACTGGGGTTTAAAATTTATCCCAGATGAAAACCAAATAAAAACAAGAATCAATCAACTGCAAAAAGAAATAAAAAGGCTTGATTCTTTAATAAAGAAATGAAACTACACGTAGAAGGTGTATGGTGTAAAACTAGAACTGAGTTTGAAAAATTAGCAAAGTCTGGTGAATACGATTTAACAGTCTCTTATTTTGACATATTTAATAGATTGATAAAATCAGATCCTTATAGTAAGGAGCCATCAGATATTATAGTATCTCTTTATATTAGAAAGTTAATTCAGAAATTAATTAATGATTCTATTGAAAAAGAAAAAGAAGGAGCTAAAATGCTTTATATGTTTAAAAACCTAGATACTACAGCTGTTCTAGGATTTAAAGGGTTTGTTAATGATTTAACTGAAACCCCATGTGATTTAGATCTAGTTATTGTTAATAGATGCGATTATCCTAAAAAAGGAGTATTAAGCAAATTTGACAATGTTAGATTTATAGACAATGATTAAACATAAAATATTTTCAAAAGGTGAATATATCCAGGCTCTTATATCTACAACACAAGCGCCTAATATACTAATACCAGTTAGAGGCTTAATATATGATGTTAAGTTTGATGACGTTAACCCAAGATACCAAATAAGAATTAAAAAGTTTTATGACCAAATAAGTTTTTTAAAAAGAAATCTATTTGGTGGTAGGTTTATTAGAGACTTTGAGGGTAAAGAAACTAGAGTTAATCTTAAAAGAAAAGAATATAATACGGTTAAAGATCTTGAGGATAGAGTTTTTAATGGAGATAAGTGGAAGCAATATCTTATTTGTGTAGACTCTGTATTTTGCGTAAAGACTAAAGCTGAACAAGGTGTATTATTTAATAAAATACAGGATTTTCAGGTAGAAATGGGTATTAAAGATCTTTTTAATCTAACAAATAGGTCTGTGTATAGTGGTCAATATAATTTTCATACTAAAGGAGAATACTTAAAGTCATTACAAAAATTTTTAGGAGATAGATATATTAACGACGAATGGGCTGATGACGTGTTATATAGACCTAATCATAATGAGTTAGACCGCGGAGAGTGGATTTAACATATTAGTGTATTATATTTCACGGATATATATAAAAAATAAAAAAGATACTACATGCCCTTTTTATTACAAAATGAATATGATGTTACAAATCCGATAACAGGTGTTTCAAATCATGTATATGAATACTTAGATGTTGATACCAGAGCTGTCGTTAAAACTACAGAAAAAAAGACTGATGTAGTTGAAGAAGATCCTGCTGAAGCAGAGGAACCAACACCCGCAGGTACTACAACCTTTATTGAAGATGGAGAGGGTGCCGGTAGCTCAATATATGGGGATGCCGCCACAGGTTCTAGGACATATAAAATTAAAGATCCTAAAAAAGAAATAAACGCCGGAGATGGTGTTAAATCTTTATATAATAAATGGTCTTTACACTCATATAAGAATACTGCCAAAGGAACTCAAAGAGGTAAGAATGATTATCAAAACTATAACAAAACTGTTATGGATGGTAATGACGATAATATATTAAATCCTACTGCTAGAAGAATTGTACAATATGCTTCGGATAATGGTGGTTTAGGATATAATTATAGCTTTAGTGATTTTATACAAACAGAACACTACGGCCAAATTTCAAACGAATACTTAATTACATTAAGAAGATTTGCATATCCTATACAGGATGATATTATGAATGTACAGGGGCTGGATAGTAAAGGCAATCCTATAGATTTAGGTCAGCCCGATTTAGCTAGGTGTGTAACCTGGATGTCGCCTGCATTAGGTAATGATATGAAAGAAATCTTAAAGTTTGGTACTGAATTTCCATGGAAAGAAGTAGAGTCGGAAATTCAAAAAGTAGCTGGTAATGCTAAAAAAAGAGGTAAGCTAGGAGAAATGATGGATGGGTCCTCATTAGGTAGAGCAGTTGAAGCAGGTCTTAATGGGTATAGTGCAGCTCAAGCTGAAACTATTAGAGATAAAGGTGCTGGTTTTGACCCAATGGGAGAAACTTACCCAAATAAAGTATTTGGTCCTTTAAATGTTATTAAGAAAGTTTTATCAAGAGAGCAAGGCTTAAACTTTAATAGTGAATTTAACTTAACGTTTCACTATGATTTAAGAGGTTTCTTTAATACATCACCAAAGGTCGCATTCATGGATACACTGTCGAACGTTTTAGCATTGACATATAATAATGCTCCTTTCTGGGGAGGTGCTGTTAGATATACTGGAAGTGGCTCTGTAGGTAAACCTTTTGGCGATTTTGACAAATTAAAAAACGGAGATTATGCAGGGTTTATGGGTAGTTTAGCTACTCAATTAAAATCTTCAATGGGAGCTGCATTTGATGATGTAGGTAAAGCTGCTAAAGGACTTATGAATGGTAAGGGTATTAATGCATTAGGTGACTCTAAAATTATGGATAATATTATTGGAGGTGGACTAATGAAATTAATGAATGGTCCACAAGGTGGTGCTGTAATTAATGCATTCTTAACTGGAGATCCAACAGGGCAATGGCATATGACTGTAGGTAATCCTATGAATCCTATTATGGTTTGTGGAAATTTAGCTTTACAATCTTCTAGTGTAGAATTTGAAGGACCTTTAGGTTATGAAGGATTCCCAAGTAAAATGAAAGTTACGGTTGCTTTAAAACCTGCAAGACCTAGGGATAAAGGTGAAATTGAAAGTATGTTTAATGCTGGTAGGGGTAGAGTTTATTTACAACCAGAAGTTGAAGGTTCAGTAGATCTAGACAAAATTATGGATGTATCTGCTTATGGAAATGCAGATAGAGGTAAACTAACTAAAGGTTTTGCAACAAAATTATCAGACTTTAACGCAGGCTAATGGATTTAAGAACTATCATAAATAAAACTATAAGCGGTGTCAAGTATATTATGACACAGCCTACTATGATGTTTAGAAATAAACAAAATGTAGAAATAATAGCTACTCATATTGTAAAGGAAGACGACTTAGGAAGACCTGATTTAATTGCCCTTGAACATTACAATGATGATAGTAAAACCGATGTTATTTTAAAATGGAACGGTATATCGGATCCGTTTTCTTTACAAGTAGGAGATGTTTTAGAAATACCTAATGACCAAGTACCTTTCTATAAATTAGAAAGACCTATGAGGTTTGAAGATAATATTGTTAAAAACGAATTTATACAAAGTAAACGTCTAACTAAAAAAGATCAAGCAAGGTTAGAGGCTCTTAAAAAGAAATATAATAAAGAAACCTTATTGCCACCTAATGTGATTCCTTTAGGAAAGAAGAATTATAGATTTGACGGTGATGGGACTGTTGTTTTAGGAGCACAAGCTCAAAATGATGCTGTAGTAGATTCTATAGTTAGCGACTTGTCTAATAAACAAAACAATATTTCTTCTGGTGTTGGCGCTGGTTCTGGTGTTGGTGCTGGTTCTGGTGTTGGTGCTAGTGGCGGAATTAGTAGCGGTGCTGGTAAGGGTCTTACAGAAACTCAACTAGATAACGCGCTGGGTTCTGGTAATGGAGGTGGTTCTGGAGCTGGTGCAGGATCTGGTTCAGGTGTTGGCGGAGGTACTGCTGATTCTACTGGAGGTGCTGCTGGAGATGGAAGTGCACCACAATCTACTGGTAATGGTAATAATATTGCTAACGACGGAGCTCCGTGTAATTAATAATTAAGAAATGGCAGATTTAGATCACCACATATTAGCGGTTGTAGAACCGGCTATATTACCCACAGAGATCAAACTTGATAATTTAGGTGAAGATGGTGGTGGAGCAAAACAAACTAAAAATATTGGTTCAGTAAAACCCTTTGTTTTAGTTAATTCATATCAGTTTGGACCTGAGGATATTGAATCTTTTGATTTAGTTTTAAGTGGTATTGTTCCTAAATGTAGTTTAGTTTTAGCTGATAATAAAAACGCATTTGGTGTAGAATCATATCCTAGAGATGGGGATTTCTTTACAATATTATTAAATTCAAAACAACAAGAAACTTTTAAGTCAGTTCATATGGATTTTGATATTGCATCAGTAGAAGTCGCTCCGGCAACAGAGGGGACTACTCCTACTATTACATTAGAAGGTGTATGTAAAGTCCCTAGATTATATGCCGAAGATTGTCAAACTTTAGAATCTGGATCTTCATTAGATCATTTAGAATTAGTGGCTAGAGATTTAGAATTAGGAGTTGCTACAAATATAGATTCTACTAATGATTCACAATCTAGAATACAAGCGTTTGTAACATATTCTGATTTTATTAAATCAATTGTAGAAGATTCATACATTTCCGACGATGCGTTTACAGTTTATCATATAGACCAGTGGTATTATGTTAATTATGTTGATATTAATAAAATATTTAATTCTAAAAACCCAAAGCTAGATGAACTAATGACTGTATTAAATTCTTTTGGAGCATCTATGGTCGAGGGCGCTGAAGCTGAAGAGGGTGGTGAAAATAAGGGTGATAATATTGAAACTCCACTTTTACTAACAAATCATAAAGACATGAAAGGTCTTAATAATTACGTTGAAGGACATGAGATGATTAATAACTCTGCCTCAGTTAGTTTAGCAGCTGGATACGCTAGAACTGTACAAATATATGATAATAATTCTGAACCTGGAGAAAGATTTCAAGATTTTAAAATAGAAGCACTAACAACAGAAGAGCTTTCAGATATTGAAGAACCTTTAAGAGGTAATAGAAAAGATACTAGACATGAAGATCAAGTAAAGTATAAATATATCGGAAGGCAAAACGCAGGTGAAGATGGCTTAGGTAATACACATGCTAATGCAGCCTTTTCAAAGCTACATAATAAGCAAAACCAAATGGAAATACAAAAAATGAAAGTTAAACTTACTTTAGCTTCATTTAACCCATCGATCTATAAGTATATGAAAATACCTTTATTAATGTATCACTATGATGGTGCTAAAATAGAGGCACAAGCAATAGGAAATAAAAAGAGAGAAGACGCCGGTTTTTCAGAAAGACCGTTCGGTGCTGGTAGATCTGAGGATACAGATAACCGACCTAGCCAGTCTTTAGATCAATTTTTAAGTGGACATTATATTATTGAAAATATAGATTATACCTATGCAAAAGGTACTAGTGGTATTAGGCAAGAGGTAACTCTTATTAGAAGAGAATGGCCTACAAGAATAAAGAACTTAGAATAAGAAAGATAAATAATATATGGCTGATTTTACAAAAGGTATTAATGAATTTAGAAAGGGTACACGTCTTCGTAAAATAAACGAAGATCCTACGTATCTTAGTTTCTTCTTTATGTTCGATGACCAGAGTAGAATGGAGTCTCCTCTTTTATCGGGAGCTGCTAGAGATTATTTAACTAAAGTGCTTAGATCAGATGAGGGTAATAAATATGCTCAAAATCTAGATAACTTTAAAAAAGTACTTTTTAAAATTAATAAAGAACTGCCTTGGTTTTGGCAAACAGTTTCCGGGATTGATGCTGCATTGACATACCAAAAAATGATAGAGCCGTGGTGGGGTGCTGCAGATAATAAACTTGAAATTGAATGCTTAGAGGAAAATATAGAACTAACAGCATTTGGTTTAATGGATTTATATAAGAGAGCTTGTTTTGATTTTACAAGATGGGTTGAAGTAATACCACATAATCTTAGACATTTTACAATGTACGTTTATATAACTGAAGTTAGAACAATACAACAAGATACTAACGCTCCTAACTTAGGTTTAAGAGATAATCCAGAAAGTGGTAATAATTCTTCTAGGTCAGCTCCGCCAGAAGGCAAGATTAAGGGAATAAATCCTGAAATGTCTTTAACTGCTAAACCATATATTAAATTAAAATTTGAACATTGTGAGTTTGATATTGATAGTATCGCATCAATGTTTGCGGATATAAATAAAAACCCTGAGGCTGTAAAACCTAAAATTGCTATTAAGTGGAATAGTGTTAAACAGGTAGAACAAAAGCTAGGTGATAATTTAATTGTAGAAGAAGATAATAATACAATATCGGATGCAATACCTACTCCTGAAAAATATAATACAACACCATTTGACCCTAAAGATTATGTACAAGGTAAATTAGATAGTGCTGTATCTGGTTTTACAGATGCTGCTAAATCTAAATTTGGTAATCTAAAAGATGGTATTGCAGGGGGTAATAATAGTGAAATAGGTAATGCGTTTGGAGACTCTACCGGCGGATTAACAAGTGCTGCATTAAACGCAGCTGAAGAAAAGCTTTTATCTAAGTTATTTATGGGTAATGTCCATGGTGTTAATTTAGGTAATATACAAAACGCTATTAGATCTGGAAGTATAAACGCATTAGGTAGTTTAGTTGGAGATTTAATAGGAGGCTTTGGAAGTGGATCGTCTAGTGTTGGCGAAAAGGTATATAGCAGTACATTTAATAATGATGAATTAGGAGATGAAAGTGTTTACGAGCCGGGTGTTGATTCATCTGCTGATGGTAACTTAAACGATAACGTACATGAATAACGGTGAATTATTTAGAGACAATTTACGTGATGCTCATTGGTTAGGAGAGGTAGTTGATATTGAAGACCCTCTTCTTCAAGGTAGAGCAAGGGTAAAGGTATATGGTAAATTTGACAAGTTAACAAACGATGCTATTCCATGGGCAACACCACAGAATAGAGAGGCTCCTGGTATGCATGTTGTACCTAGAGTTGGTGATATTGTTGCAGTTAGATTTGATAATGGAAATATCTACCACCCAGAATACTGGTTTCAAGTAGATCAAAACGAAGATTTAAAAGCAGATATTCTAGAAGCTTCAAGTGCTCCACATGATGTTATCTCATTAGTATACGATGCTGAAAGAAATGTAAGAATTTACCACTCTCCAGAAGATGGCCTAGTAATTACAAGAGGCGAAGGCGCAAAAGAAAGGCCTATGCTTCAAATCGACGAAGAAGGTTTTATTAAGATCTCAACGGATGCTAAAATCTTTATGGATTGTGGTGATATATTTGTATCTAATACCGGAGAGGGCGGAGCAGATGAAACTGAACCTGCAGTAAGAGGACAGTCTTTACAAGATTGGCTACAAGCTTTATTAGATGACTATAATGCACATATACATCCAACAGGTGTCGGACCATCAGGTCCTCCAATGCCTCCTACTCCAGCAACAGTAGCAAAACTATCTAGCACTCATATTAACTATCAACAAAAAGGTAAATAATTATGCCAGCAAATTGGGGAGCATTTATTCCAGCGTTAGCAAGTACATTACAAAGCCAGAAGTTTACTAAACCAGGTGGAGCTGGTATTTCTTATGAGCTTCCGGTGCAAGATTCTGTAGTTGGAAATCCCGCTAATGCCGTATTAAAATCTAACCAGGCAGATTATATTAATTCTTTTAATGCTAATCCACTTTCTGGTAGATATGATTTTGGTAAAGAAGTTGCTCAACATTATTTAGACGCTGTAAAGAATATGGCACAAACTCACGTTGGGGAATTACATATTAATAACGGGGGTGCTGAGACACTTTTAAAAGAAGGGTATGGTATTGCATTCGAAAGACTTTTAAGAGAGGGAGATATACCTCTACAAGACCAATACGATGAGGATGGTAATCTGATTGAGATGGGTAAAGAGTCTCATCCTGCATATGCTGATTTCTGCCCAGAGGTTAAAGAACCAGACGCAGAAGCTTTAGCTAAAATTGAAGCTGAAAACACTAAAGCATTTAATGCATTTGCGAATGGTGAAAATATTCAAAACTATAATCTACATAAATTTAAGTTTTATCAATTCCCATGCCTGACAGGTGAAGAAACTCAAAGAGAATTAGAAGTTGTCTTTGCTACTAGGATTTTAATGGGTTATCAGATGATGACTACAGGAGAGCAAAGGTGGGATTACTTTGTTTGGGTTTGTCATTTAGGTAAAGCTAATTATGATACCACTGCTTATTATGGTAATTACAGTGGTATACAAGGTAGGCCATACCGTAATATATCTACTAGATGTAGAAACGATATTAATAATGCTGGTTATGAATATACAGAATTAGCTGATAATGTATCTAAGCTTGCAAAAGATGCCCTTTTAGCAGCACATCCTGTAGCTGAAGATGATGGATATTACATAGGTGTTAGTTCTGCAATAAAAAAGAGAATTAAAAGAGGCCCAGTAAATGAAATAGAATACCCTACACTAGAGGATGAATCTGGTAAAGATATTACTCCGGATTTTTGTCCTATTAATCCATATAAAATACAAGTGGCTTATGACTTTGAAGAGGATAGCCAAAGACCTAAGATTCTAACATCGAATGTAGTAGCAACATTTACATATTATCCAGGTACTAGAGAAACTGATGGTAATTTCGGTTCTAATAACGATGTTCCATTTATTACTAATAACCTAAAATGTGAATTTAGGAAAAATGGGTTGCATTATGAAAAGACTACTAATTGGGTAAAACAGAAGTATGAGGTTAATGAGTGGAAGAAGAAATGGAGAAGAGTCCCACCTGAAGGTAAATTACTAGCAGCTGCTAGAGCAAGTGATGATCTTAAATTTATGGGTAAGTCATCTCCTACTTATGCCTTCTTAGCATTAGGTTGGAATGGTGATAATTTTACTGGAGGAGAAGCCGGAACTCAATATAAGTTTGAGTATCATAGAGCATATTGTGCAGTTAAAGCTGCTGAAAATTGTGAAGAACCAATGACTGAAGTCGGACATCCATGGGATCCAAGTGGAACTACTCCTGGTGGTAAATCATTTAGCGGAGATCCTTATATGATGATGGCAAGAGTTACAATAGCATATTGGTATGCTTGTATTGTTAAACCATTTAAGCCAACCCCATCTGCACCACCAGCCCTAATACCAGCACCACTAACAGGAATTTACATTCCAATCTATTATGGAAGTGCAAATCGTCTAGCGAATAATCTGAGAAGAGCTTGGAATACAGGTAAATCTTTTGCAACACCTGGAACTCAGGCTCCAGCATCAAATGCAACCGCAACTGCAGTAGCAGGAGCTTATGCGTTACATTTATTAGAGTTTAAATTATTATACCTTGGAGGTATACCAACTCCCGCAGGACCAGTTCCGATGGTAGGTTTTGTACCGATTGTATTTTAACCCCAGTCCTTTTCGAAAGTGTACCAATGGTCTGCGGACGCACAGTCACGAAGAGCATCAAGAACCATATAAACCTTTTCGTCAATAGTTAGATTGTTTAGAACGGCGCCTACGTGCATCTCAATTAGTTCATCAGAGTCAAGGTAAGAAGATACATGTCCAGCAATTCCAGTAACCAATCTATAAGCATTATCTTTTACGCTGTTGTATCTAATACCTGAATGATAATCAGTATAAGTATCTACTTCAGATGCTTGTTTAATCATTTTATCCCAGAGTTTATCGCCGAGTAAGTCTCGAACCTCTTGGCAAATAGATTGAATCTGGTCTTTGTGTTTAAGAACAGCTTGATAGCCTGAACCACCAACCCCGTTACATTTGATTTCTTTATAGTTAAATTGTTTATTCATATTATTTAGTTTTAATTACAGTACTAATATACGAAAAATAATTGACATAAAAAAATTATTCGGTAATTATTTTGTAGGAAAAGCCAGCTTTTTTAACGCTGCAGCTAAAATAAAGGTGATATATATTATGCAGCATTAATTAAAAACATATGATCGCAAAAAAATTATTTAAGTGGAATCGATTTGACTTACCTATAAAGCATTTATTTTTAAAGTTTTATAGTAAAGGTATTAAATCTGATTTTGCTGAAAACGCATATAAGGAGCATTTAAAGTTATGGAATAATTTTAAAGAATACGGCAATCCTAATAAAAACACATACGATGCTTTTAAATCTGATTTTATTAATATTTTTAATGATATAAAAAATAATAATTTTAATTGGGAAAAGTCACCGGTAGTAATAGATAATAATGATTTCTTACTAAATGGAGCACATAGAGCTGCATCCGCGAGTTTATTAGAAAAGCATGTTGAGTGTAAAATCGGAAGTGAGTTAAATAGAGATGGTCAAAAAATATGTGACTATAGAATGTTTAATAACTTAAACCTTTCTCAGCAGTATAAAGACGCTGCTGCATTAGAACTTGCTAGACTTAATTCCGAAGAACATCTTATTATTAGTTTATTTCCAGCAGCGACACATAGTAGAACTGTAGTAGAAAATATTATTTCTAAATACTGTGGAATTTCATATAAAAAGGATATATGGCTTAATAATACAGGTGCGTTTAATTATATGCTTCAACTGTATAAAGGAGAAGCATGGGCAGGAGGTTGGTCAAATAATTTTGCTGGATTTAGAGAGAAGGCAAGATTATGTTTTACTAATGAAACTACTCCAATGGTAGTTTACTTAGTAAATTTATCTGATTTAAAAATCGCTAGACAACTTAAAGAAGAAATACGAAAAGTGTATAATATCGGAAACCATTCAGTTCATATTAATGATACTCCTGAAGAAACCTTACGTTTAGCAAGATGTTTATTTAATGAAAATAGTATTCATTTTTTAAACAATGCAGAATTAAAAAATTATACAAATTTCTTAAATCAATTAGATTATTTTAAAAACAATATAAACGAAAATAATTTAGATATTGAAGATTATTGTATTACTGCAAGTTCTGTTCTTTCAATATATGGTTTAAGAGAAGGTAACGACATAGATTATATCCACCACGATAACATAAAAATAGAAGGCAACTCTATGGTTAGTAGCCACAATACTTACGGTGAAAACCTATATCCATATAAATATGATGAAATAATATACAATCCTCAACATCACTTTTATGCGGGTGGTATAAAATTCACATCTTTAGATATTGTTAAAAAACTTAAAGAAAAAAGAGGCGAAGAAAAAGACGTAATCGACATAAAATTGATTGATAATTTTTTAAAGAAAATAGGTTGATATATAATATGTTACTAAGATAGTATAACTTTTAAATAAAAATAAATGTCAGACAAAAAAAGAAGAAGAATTGGCAATGACGCCAATACAGTAGTTGTAGCAGATCCTACTTCAGTTACACAAGAAGAAGCTAACACAAACACTAAAGTTAGCGAAGATCAAGAATCTAAAAACCCACACGCAGAATTTTACGACGAAAATGGAGAGTTTCTTTGGGAGAAATACGAAGGTACTTGCCCGACTCATTATAGGAAACCAAACCCCCACATTAGGACAAATAACGGAGATAAGGTATTTTCAAGAGAACCGTATGCACAAGAGCTATACGATAAAATGGAAGCGCACGGCCAGGATATTAAGCCTAATGTTTTTGTAGGTGAAATTCACGCAGGTATAATATATGCAATTGATAGTACTTGGATTACTGTTGATATTGGATATAGAGAGTTAGTCTATGTAAAGTTTGGAAAAGAATCTGAAGAAGTTCGACAGTCTTCTGTTGGTGATGAAACTGCAGTTTTAATTACAGAAACTAAAGGTACATTAACTGGAAGTATTTCAGGTGGTGTTAGACAGAAAACTTTTATGGATCTTAGAGATGCAATTGAAGAGGGTAGAACTGCATGGATTGGTAAGGTCGATAATATGATTGAGAACGGAGGATATACCGTAAGTGTACAAGGAATTAAATGCTTTATGCCAGGTTCTTTAGCAGGTATTAATAAGCTTTCTAATTTTGAATCTATAATTGGAGAAGAATTATATGTAGTTCCGGTTAGTTTTTCACCGGACAGGGGTACAATAGTAGTATCACATAGGAAATATTTACAGGCGTTAATTCCTACTGAAATAGAAAATTTAAAGCAAACTTTAGAAGAAGAAAAGACTGGTAAAGTAACAGGTACTGCTAAATACGGAGTATTTGTTGAATTTAGCAAATGCTTAACTGGTATGATTCATAATAATGATTTAGATGAAGAAACTTTAAGTAAGTTTAAATCAAGAGAAATTAAGCCTGGGGACTCTATTAATTTTAAGGTTAAAGATATTGTTAGTAATACTAAAATAACATTAACTCAAAAGGAAGTTGTAAATGTTAATCCATGGTTAAATATATCACAAAAATATACAATACCATCTACAGTTGAAGCTATTGTAAAGTCTAAAAAAGATTATGGTTTATTCATAAATATAGAAGATGGCATTACTGGATTGTTACATGTTAGTGAACTAACACCAGAAACTATGTCGGTATTTAGTTCTGGTGATAAAATTACTGTACAGATTACAAGAATAGACGAAGATGCTATGAAAGTATTTTTAAAGATGCCTCAATAACTATCTAAGAAGAGCTTGATATATATTGAAAGATAATATCATACTCTTAATATGCAAAAATTAAACCAAAAGTCAGAAAGAAGCTCGATCCTTAATGGTAGTCAGATAGGGATCGAGTTTGAATTCTATTCTAATTTAGAACTGGATGAGACTAAAGAGTCTTTATCTAAACTTTTAAATAGAAAAATTAAGCTAGAAGATAAAGCTCATTCTGATTTTCAACCAAGCGCAGAAGTTTTTAAAATGGAGCCGGACATGTCTGGTGGTATTGGGCTAATTGAATTAGTTACAGGTCCTATGCCGTATAGGAGTGCTAGGGTTGTTATTATGAAAATGTTAGGATGGATTAGAGAGAATGGTTATACAACTGACCGTGCCTCTATCCACTTAAATATGTCTTTTAACCCAGATTACTTAGAAGACATTGATATGGTTTCTAAAATGAATATTTTAAAGTTTATTTTAGAATTTGATGAAAAGAGAGTCTATAAATATTTCCCAAATAGAGAGAATTCGACATACGCTAAATCTATTAAATGGGTTATGCCAAAAAACGAAGCGTTCTATTACAATGAGAACTTAATTAGTTCAGATAACTTTACATTTGCTAATACTAAATATTATGGTATTAACTTTGAAAAGGCACAAAAGAATTATTTAGAGTTTAGATATATTGGGGGTAAAGATTATGAAAAAAGGTATGATGATATTATGCATCTTGCCGAATCTTTTATTATGGCTGTTTGGAGATCTTGTTATAGTCCAGTGTTTACGACTGAGAATAAAATAGAATTAAAAAGGATTTTAGATAAAAATAGACCTCTTATGGAGATGTTAAAAGACTATTCCGCCGTAAATAAATATTGGCCTAAGATAAATATATTAGTAGATTTACAAGATGCTGAACAGATTATTAGAGTACAATGGAATAGGTTTAAGAAAAAAGTCTTAGAATTATTATCAGAAGGATCTTTAGAATCTGGAACTATTAACTATGACTCCGATTACTCTGTTGTTCAAGTTAAAGATGGTATATTTAAAACTGCTTACTTATTAAATGACTTTGAATTTATAGATTGTGAAATCTCAGGTAACATTGAAAACTCGGAAATTTACGGGGGCAAGGTTACAGGAGCACAAATACTTAGATCAAATTTATATAAAAGTGTTGAAATTATGGATTCAAAAGTAGAATCATCATACGTACATGGAAGTTGTACTTTAAAAAATTGTTATGTGTTTGGCAAAGACGGTATTTTTAAAGGTAAAATGGAAGGTGGTATTTTTAGAGAAGGCGGCGTGGGACCTCATGCTAGATTTTCTGATGAGACTGAAGTAATTGTAAGTAAAAAAATTAAAACATAAAATGAGTGAAATTAGAAGCGGTACTAGCGGTTTAGATAGTCCAAGAAACTTTGGTGGTAATTGTTTAAACGATTTCTTAGCAGAAATAGGTGACGACTTAACAGGTGCTTGTATGGTTCCTGTAAATTTACCGCAAAAAGAAATTATGAATATAGTTAAAAGAGCTAAGAAATGGTTCTATAAACAATATGAAGATTCTGTTCAAGAAAATTACTACCACGTACCGAAAGAAGTATTTGAATCTGATTACTTTAAAAAGAATAGATGCTTAAATTTACCAGGTCCTAGCGGGGTTAATGGTGAAGAAGGTGGCGCTGTATATTCTGTGTTTGGGGTTTATGATACTGGTTCTGGTTTTAATGGAACTGGCTCTGGGTTAGATTTAAGATTTCAAGGCGGACAAGACTTTGCTTTAGAAAAAATGTTATTTAGAGGAATGTACGATGGCTCTGGCCCAGCTGAAGCAGCAGAAGAACTACAATATTACGTTTTAAACGCTTCTATGGCAGATCTATCTAGACAAATTTTAGAGAACCCTATTAGTTTTCAATATGCCAGATTGAACGGTAAGTTAAAAATAATGGGAGATACTCCAAAGGGAGACTTAATATTACAGGTATACGAAACTATATCTGATTGCGCACTTTATTCTGATGAAATATTTTTTAGATATGTAAGTGCTAGGGTAAAACAATCATTAGGTGCTAAGTTAGGCATCTTTAAATTTGCATTACCTGGTAATGTAGAGTTTGATTATGACGCTATTAAAGACATGGGAGACACCGAGTTAGAGTCGATAATAGAAGAAATTAAAGGCGACGAGGGCGTGGATTGGATGTTCCACTCATAATAAGCCGAATACATATATAAATGGATTTTTATATTAAAGACATAGGTGACCCAAATTACCAATCGAGTACAGTTCAATCGAATGGTGAGGTAGAACAATTAACACAACAAATTGAAACTATCTTATTTACAAATAGAAGAGATATTTTAGGATCTCCTGGGTTTGGTTGTAATTTAGAAGATATGGTTTACTCTATGGGTATGAATGACTATCAAATTAGATCTACAATTACAGATCAGATATTTGCGTATTGTCCATTAGCTACAAAATATAATGTAAATGTAAATGTCAACTTTTTTAAAGGAGAAGTAAGGGATATTGCATTTATTGATATTACTGTGAATAATAAGTATTTAATTCAAGTAAATCTAAGATAAAAACGGATAAATAAATAATGGCAGAATTAAAATTTTTATCAAGCGTCAGAGCTACCGCGAATCAAATTAAAACAGATTCGCGTACATATATCTCAAGGGTATACAAAAGAGCTGATACGC